CCTGCCCAATATCTTCAAAAACTTTAACCAGCGTTAATGACTTACGTACGGTACCACCAATGGTTAAGCTGTTTGCTGCCCAGTTATTGAAAGCTAAAGCACTTAAGAATAAATCAAAGGTACCAAGTGACAATTCAAACTCTAACTGACCAGCTACTTCAGCTTCTGTGACCACACCGCCTTGACGGTAGCGTGAATCCACCACTTCACTGCTTTCTTCAGTAGAGACATTTTCAGATAGGCCATCGGTTACACGGCGAACAGTGTACCAAACTGGATTTGCCGGGGTTATTCCTAAAACTGCTTCTTCACAAGCATATAATCGAATTTTTGCGCCTGAACTCATTTATAATTCTCCAAAATTTAGGCATAAAAAAACCCGCTTTAGCAGCGGGCAGTTATAAAAATGGGCGTAAAAAACCCGCTAAAAAAACGGGTTTTTAAGGAGTTTCATCGGCATCTGAGACTTCCGGCGGTTCTACCCCATTCATGGCTGCAGCAACTGCTTCGGATAAATTTGTTGGTTGAAACTGAACCGGTGTCTCACTCACTGTTTCTTCAAATTCGGGTTCGGGCTCTTCATATAAACGAATATCAATCCAGCGCCCCTCTGGAATTTCAAGTGGCTGGCCAAGGTCGGCGACAATTGCGGCAAGTTCAATATCAAACTTTCGTTTGTAAGTCTTAATTGAAATATCACCGTTCTCTAGAGTTTCATAAACAACCGCAACAACAGTGTTGCCATTAGCATCTTTAGGTACTTCGATGTACCAACCTTCTTGAGCAAAACCAAGTGAACCTTTAATTAAGTAGTCACCTGTACCTAATTTTTCAAAACTGATTGGTTGCATTTCAGCATCATGGTTAAGTTCAATATGATCACTAAATAACTTAACAATAGGAGAAGCTGCCTTAATAAATCCATTACCATCTACTGAAGTGTTCTTTTCAGTTCTTACTTTATAAAGTGCCCAGTTTCCAGAATTCAAAGAACTATGCTTAAAACGGAAATACCCTTCGTGAGTAGAAGCAGCAAATAACAACTGAGCTAGTGATGTTGAACCACGTGTAAATGAAATTCCTGATGCATATGCAGGTAAAGTTGCTGAAGCTGTCGCATTGGTCCAGACTAACTGATTGACTGTTGGAAAGGATGTTTCGCTTTCTGTTAAAAGAAATGACCCTGAGCCAGCAACCTGCACATCTCCCAGACCAAATGCCCCAACTTCCATGATATTGCCGGCACTTGTCCCAACAGTTCGAGATGCTGGATTACTTGTTGGAATATTTTGAATTTGAGAGAAATTTGGCGTTAAGTTTGTAATACCTGAAGCAAAAGGTAGCATAAACTGACGCTTACTTTGAGCTGAGTTATATGGGAAAGGCCGATGATCCCAAGAATATTTAAAGACTAGATTTGCCATTATGCAGTCACCCCGTCAATTACCTGAAAAGTCAGAGTTTCAGTGTGCTGTGTATTGCCACCAATGACTGCTTTAATGTCCATTTGACATAGCCCTAAAGGCCAAGTTGCAGTGCTTGTACTAGATTTAATGTTCAGCCAACCCTTCTGTGTACTCTGACTTAATGCTGTACAAGTTAATGTACCCACAGCAGTGCCTTCCAAAGTTTTGACCTGAGATGTAAAGGTGTAACCCGCCAGATCAATTGCACGACGTACATCATCAGGTGGATATTGTAAGGTTTCATCCATGTCCACTAACTGTAGATTTAAGTTGAATGTGTCACCACGCTTAAAACAAAAATTGCTCATAAGTGATTCCTATAGGTATAAAAAAACCACCTTTGAGGTGGTAGTGAATAAGACATAAAGAACCGCCAGTTTGCGGTCATTTAATAAAAGAAATTTAAGGCTTGTAATCTAAATCAACACTTACTCCAGTAACTACATTATGTTTAGTTCCGCCAAGACTATTAACATTGGCCAAACGTATATTCACATCGGAAACGCAGAGTTTGTTTTCGCTTTGCCACTTCTTCAGCTCTACAGACATAATATCTTCTAAATGTCGTTCCAGTTCTTGCCGTTTAATTTCGATTTCTTCTAAAGTCAGCATACATGACATATCAATTCACCTTGTACCCAATGCTCACATTATACTGAATGAAGTCAGCATCTTGCCCGACAAAAATTGATTGTCCTTCTAAACATTCTAGATGATCGATTGAGTAATATTCAAAATGGGCAAGCAAAGCATCACTCAGTTTTGTGATTTCCATTATTCCTGAATTGGGACGAGCAAAGCATTGGACCATAATATTACCGGTACGGCGTGTACAAGGATTATCAGCAATGCCTGAAATAAAACTTGGACCGCCCGCAATCGTTAAGCGACACCACAAACCTTCCTTTGGAACCTTAAAGCCTGGTAAATTTGGATACTGGATTCTATCCTGGGAAATACTAGTAAAGCTTTGCATTCGATCGATAATAGCTTGCCTTGTCTGCTCTAAAGTCATTGTCATTTTAGCCACCGTACTTTTGAGAAATAAAATTAAAAGTGAGGCCATAAATACCTTGTGGCGCTTGATCAGACCAACCGTTTTCTAAGCGCTCAGCATAAGGCTGGTTGTTCTGTATATAGACCAAATTACCCAATTTAATCTTTACAGCTTGAATAGCGGCATCCTGCACGGCGTTTGTTTCAGGTCCACGTACTCCATAGTCACCAGATCCAATCGAAACAATATGTGAAGCACGGTATGCACCAGTATCGACGGGACTTAAATTAACTAAAGATTGCACGGTATCCATGGTGATTTTTTTCACTTGATCTTGCACTGATTTAGCTACATCAAGACTAAAACTAGTCGGCTTTTTCCCCTTCCATCCCATGCTTTACCTCACTTTCTTCGTACATTTCAAATAAGTCTTGAGCGATTGCTTGAATTGAATATGCCTCAAACTCAACGCTAGGCTCTCGCTCACCCATTCGCCGCTTTACTATTTGCCAGACATGAACAGCTTCATGTAAAAGCAATCCATAAACTTGAATTTGATCTTTCTCTGACGTATCCCCGATTTGGACAATCACATATGCACCATCAGAAAAAGTACTAACCTGTGCATCCGCTCCCATATCCAAAAATTGATCAGCTTTATCCATATCTTCAAATAACAAATCCATGTGAAGCTGATTTCTAGCAAGCGTGTACTGCACATGCTGGAATGGTGAGATATGCCATAAAGGGACATAATCTGTACTTATCATCTAAACTCCCTATTTGCGCCCATTAAAAAACCCACCGAAGTGGGTTTTTAATTAATTTTTAACTCTAATCGGTTCTAGTTTTTTAACTAGCTCATCATGTAACTCATGATAGGTTTGGAATCGCCTTAAAGAATTTTTTTTATAAATATCAAAATTTGCTGAGTATGAGTTTCTTAAAACATTTTTATTCTCAGTTAATTCTTCATTTCGTATTTCAATTCTTAAAGATGCAAGGGTGATTAAATTATTTACAAACATCAACATGTCCATATTTAATAATTGAACAAGTTTTAAGTATTATTTTAATTCTTTACTCGAACTCCCTGAGTCTAAAAGTGAGGAAATTATCATACCTTTTTCAAGAATTAATAACTTTATATCTTGAGCTTTCTCAAGTTCTTCCTCAGGTTTTTCGATATTTGAATGTTTATTTCTAAATTTTAATTCTATCCTATCTAAATAGTTATTTTGTTTAACTATAAAATTATATAAATCTAATCCTATATTCTCATTTCTAATCTCTACATGTGATTCTCTCCAATCACTAAAAAGAACAAAAGCTGCAACAGGTGCCAGAAAAGTCGCCGCTAATGTTAACGCATCTTTTAATACGTCATATGCTTTTTTATGATTAAAAGGATAATTTTGAATTGGATAATCACTTAATAAAAAATAACTAATCACTAGATACCAAAACATTCCAGCAAATGTCCAAAAACAAACATTTTTTATTTTCTCATTTAGTTTTTTCTTAGCCATATATCCCCCTATTTTAGAGGGATATTAGATCAAGTATTTAAACCTTCCTCAACTGACATTTCCATATCGTGCTAGCTGAATCTTGCTGAATATGAATAACCCGGAATGAGCCTAAAGCTGTTAGCCATTCATCGTCAATTTTTGGAGTCATGGATACTTCATTTTGCAGCACAGTTGCTTTTTTATCTGTAGCCAGTACTCCAAGCGTCTGAATCTCATATTGACTGTAAGAGCCAAACAGAACGCCACGGCCGGAATAGTTTTCTTTAACTTCTACATAAGTTTCAGTTTTAGGATCCCAATTTGTTTTTGAGATCCGCTCACATGTAAAGGTATGAACGGCATCTGCTAAATCATCATTAAATGCATCAGCAATATCTGCCTGAATTTCGTCACGTAAGCTCATTATTTATGCCCTGTAAAGTGGAATGCCGAAGCCATTAAAACTTGTATTAGGATCTTTCAAATCAAGCGAATCAATATAATCAATTGCTATCTGTTCAAAGCTAGAAATCGCTTCAGTACCTTCTTGATACTCTTTTTCTGACTCAACAGAATCAGCTTTAACTTTCTTACGCTTCAACTGCTGGTCTTTGCCGTTATAAATTACCTTGGCCAGAATTCCTTTAATAATTTCACATGCAGCATCTTTAAGAAGTGGATCAATAGGATCTGGTACAAAACCTATTCTGTTTTTCATCCAAACATTAGCCAGCTTTACCAGACGAGCTTTATCACTGTCTGGTGCAAAATCGCTGCCCAAAATTGAATTTGCGTCATCTACAGTAATAAAGCTCATTGCATTATTCCTTCGGGATTAATTTAAGAAGTTCTACTTTTGTTGCAGACGGCTTGTAACCAATGTTATTACTAGCTAAATACTCTTTTAATTGATCATTTGACCAGTTTTCAAAATCATTAACTGCCGTTTCTGTTGTTGAATTTTCTGCCGCTTTTCCAGATTCCAATTCAGCGATACGCGCTTGCATAGCAGCAACATCATTTTTAAAAGCATCAAACTCTGCTTGAATGCTTACTACCTTTCCTTCAGCCGCTTTAGCCGCATTGTCAGCTTGGAGTACAGCATCTTTTAAACGTGAGTTTTCAGAAATTAACTCCGAACTATCCCCACTAGCTTGTTCCAAGATTTCGATTTTTCGTTTAAGTTGCCCGTTTTCTTCAATAACCTTTTTACAGTCAGCTTTTGCTTGATCAATGACTTCTTGCAGCTCTGGGGTAATTCCCACCGCGACATTTACTGTGGCCAAGGTCGTTTTTGCAGGCTCTTTCAATTTGCGAACTTCAACTGGAATATCCAGAGCTTCGTAATCATTTTGGATTTTCGGGTAATCACCGTAAATAATTACTTCTTCAGCACTTCGATTCGGATGTTCGTAATAATCAGGATTGGCAATAGTTCCAACTTCTAACGCAGCTGCAGCAGCAATACGTGTATAAATTAGCTTCATGATGCATTTCTCTTAAATGTAAAAAGAGGGCTTAATAGCCCTCTTATAGTGAGATGTTTATGAGTTAACCAGTTGTTGTGCCAGACAAGTCAAGCAATGTGCCTGCTGTCATTTTGTTGCTAGTAGCATGTTTTTTCCAGTTGGCACTTGAACCAAGTAAAGTAAGGTCAGGGTTTTCACCTTTTGATGTATCCCAGCTATAACCAAGAATATCTAAGTTGAACGCGCCTTCTGCACGCATACCAATACCCAAGTTTTCTTCATCATTAATGTCATATGCTCGGAAACCAGGTACTTGTGATTCTGTAACAGTAACTGCGCCCATTTGCAAACCAAATGCATCATCATCACCTACCGCATCAGTAACTAATACCGGCTTACCTAAGGTACCCGGTAAACCGCCATAGATAACAATTTCAGATTCGCCATAAATTTGCTTAGTGATTGCATCATCAACAATATCGAAATAGGTATCTGAGTTCATTACCCATAAACTAATACGTCCAAACTTATCGCCAAACTTACGCATACCACGTGTTAATGCTTTACGACCATCTACAGCAATACTGCCTTTAGCAATCATATCCGGGTTGCTAGAAATAGCTGCTTTTAATGAAGCTAAACTATACTGTAAACGCCCTGCAACCAATGCATCTGCTAAATCATAACCAAGAATCATTGCGAACTCTTCAGGTGTACGTGCACGGCGCTTGAAGGCCTCTTCAGTAGAAGCATAAGGACCATATTTATATGGGACTTTTACGCCTATAGATTCACCAGAACCAATTTTCTCAGGCACTACTTTGGCGGTTGAATTCACATCACGATGTTTGATGCTACCGCCCACTTTGTAGAATGCTTCTTTATTGAAATCACCTTCAATAATTTCATTACGATAAACAATTGCACCATTAGAGGCGTGGTTAAATACATTCAAATTGTCTTGCAAACGCTCTAAATAAGCAGTTTGTGCTAATTGGTTGTAGATGATCATGTCTGAATTAACTGTTGTAGTCATAACGACTTATCTCCAAATATTTAATGATTAGTTCGGTAGTTTTAGGAAGGCATCATTGCCATGTTCTTTGATGTAATCTGCTTTCTGAGAAACAGACATTTCACTGCGTTTCATTCCAGTAGGTGCTCCACCTTTGCCCCCACCTTGAAAACCGCCGCCGGTTCCTTTACCACCTTTAAGAATTAAGTCTTTATGCTGGTATCCACCAACCAATGACTCTAAAGCTTCATCAACATTTGCAAGTTCACCCGGGCGGACACGTGAATAAATCTTTTCGCCGTTCGGATCATATGCAACCACCTTGCCTTCTTCGATTTTGAAGTGATGGCCAAAGGTTGCCTGAACCATGTCCACAGGTACTGCAATGTTGTCTTGAATGTACTTAGAACGAGCAAAACCACCGCCGATTAGTTCTTTGTGTAAAGAGGCTTCTAGTGCGTCACGTTGCTCAACAATCGGAGCATATTTTTCTTCAACTGCCTTGATAGCTTCAGCTTTCACTTTCTCAACTTCACCAGCATCCACCAGCTTTTTATCATCGAGATTTTGGATTGTTTGTAATGCCTTTTTAGCTGCCGCTGGGTCTTCAATTCCTTCAAAAGCTTTTAATGCTTTTTCGGCTGCTTCTTTGGCTTCACGTTGTGTTTTAGCTTCATTGTTTAAGCGTGCAATTGTTGCTACCGAGTGTGGTGCATCATGTGGCATTTCTTTGCCGTCATCATGAATATAGATCGGCTTATCGCCGTCTACTTCCGCATAAACTTTACCGTCGATTGTTACTGTTTTAAGTTTCATTGGTCATCCAACCTATATATACAAAATGGGCATCCGCCCGGATTCGCCGTTAGCATCCGCTTTCGGCAGGCAATAAAAAAGCGCCCTTTAGGACGCTTCATTTCAATAAATGATTATTTACTTAAAGCTTGGCGTACAAATGCATCTTTTGCTTCAAGTAGCTTTCTTAATCCTGTGGATTTTTCAGGCCCGTCAGGAAGTTGCTCATCCATTTGCCGAGCTAAATCACCAATTGGCTTACTAACTTGCTGCAAATGTTCAGGTAAATGTTCATATTGGAAATATTGGATAATAGGGCTTGGCATTTTCTTCTCACAAAAAAAGCACCCGAAGGTGCTAAGGTTAAAAATGAAGTTCTAATTGATGAGTGCGATTGCTTTTAATCTTTCAAAAGTAAAACCATAAATTGCCATGGCTCTTGAAATCTTAATTCGAAGAAAAGGCACCAGAATTAATTTTGTGCTCAGAATATATTGAGCATCTGACATATTGATTTGCTTTTCAGACATTTGTAGTACCTTTAGCTACGTTTCCTTTGCACCCCAAACCCTTTGTCTAGGTTCGTCACCAACCAAGCGGATTCCTTGAGGACCACCTACATCAAATGTTGCTGTAATAGTCGCTGGACCCTCAAAAACACCACAATTCATCTTTACAGAGGTTAATCCAGCTAATGGAATACCTGTTTCCTCGTCACAAAGAGCAAGATGAGAAGATTTATCTGAAACTCTTTTAAGTACTAAATGCCTAACTTTTGATTCACTCATAAGCCAAACTCCATAAATGACAAAAGCGCTGTTTGGGCGCTTTTATAGGTGAAAATTGTGTCTAAAGTGAATTTAGGATTGCCTGTCATCGGCGATAATTACTCACAGTTAAATCCAGTTCCAACAAGGTCTTTTTTCAAATTTGAAACGAGAGTTTGTTGTTCCTGCTGTTGTCCACTAAGATAATTTTTATCTAGAGACTCTGCACCATCAATAGATTTATAAAGCTCTTTAGATTCCTCTAAATTGTCTTTTAAAAACGTGGTGAGGTTTAGTTTCGCTTGGGCAGCTCTACATAAATTATTTTTAGCTTCTAAATCTTGAGTAGCCTGTTTTACTTGACCAGTTGTAGGATCAAAAGAATATGCATTTGCCATTGCTGACTCCAAAGCTTCAGACAATCGATCATATTCTTTAAGATATTTTTGACTTGGTTCAGCTAAACAAGTGATGGAAATTAGAGTTAGGCATACAAAAGCTATTGTTTTCATATTGTATAAATTCTGATGTTTTAAAAAATATAACATAAGAAAAAATTACAGACCCAACTCTTTAAAGGCTTTTTCATCCAACTTTCTTAACTCATCTAAGCTATATAAACGGCCTTCAGGATCAAAGAACTTTTCAAAATCAAATTTCCCTTCTTTATAAAGTTTGTACCTCTTTGGCCCTAGCCACTCTTTTTGGAAGAAGTTATCTGTCTTCATGAAGAACTCTTTAAAAGTGGTGTTGGCATCCAATTGCCCTATTAACTGGCTCCGCTCATCTTTTGGAATGTCTTTAACTCGACGTTCGTCCATGACAAATGGCCGTTCACCAACTAATTTCCCGTCTATCTCTACGGGCACCAGAATACTGCGGCAATTGGGATGCAACGGCGGTACACGCTTTGCCGGATCATTTATTTCCCACACTGAACCATCTAATGAAGCGCAAAGCTTAGAAGTTCGTCCATCTAAAACGCTAACAAATCGGACATATTCAAAACCAATTTGGTTGAAGCTATTTAGATAGGCTTGATTGGCTACATGGCTCCGTACAGTTCTTACAGTACGTTCAATATCCGTCTTGGTAGCGTTTAAAATGCCATCCTCATAATTAAGCCGTTTGGTACCACGAATGCGCTGAACAATTTCTTGGTTAGTTTTGCCTGAATTAATACCATCTCGAATTGCATACTCAACCTTTTGACGGGCACTTTCAGCAATTCTTGAAAGCAGATCATCGACAAGAGCGCCACCTGCCAACGGAACTTTTTTAGCGGATAAGAATAGTTTTTCCCCATCAGGCTTATTAATTTTTGCTCCATAGAGCTTAGCTACGTAATTGGCCTCATAAACAGCCAGGGCCGTAGCTGAAACGGCAAAAGCTTCAGGTAATGATAAATTAACACTGGCAAACCATTGGGAAATCAAATCCCTAATTTCCCTTAAGTTTGAAGTTGTATATTTACCACCAGCTAAAGCAATTTTCTCCGACTCATTAAGTTCATCCAATAAATCCCGAAGCTTAGAAAGCATCTTGTTCGTATCATCATTGAATAAAGCCAATAGCTCATTTACTGTTTTTGATGAAGCGCGATAAAGGTAGGCGTGGTGCTGAGTGAGTGCTTCAAATAGTTTTTTGATATCCGTTGCCATTTCACTCTACCTTTGATTTAAAGTCCCATCTTGCTCAGCTTCGACATTCTGTAGCTCTTCTTCATATTTTTGTTTAGGGAACATACCTGTTTGGTTGTATTCCCACCACGATTTAAATGAAGATCGGCCTTGTAGAGCTGCTTCAAATAACTGTCTAGCTAACTCAGCTAAATAACCTTGCTTGTTAAATTCCTGACTAATTTCGAACATCAGTTCATCTTTAGTCAGAACATCAACATTAGGTACTACAAATTTAGCAGCCCAACGTAAAGCCATAGACAAAGCTTCATTCATATTCACAACACAAAGTGAAAGAACGGAATGCTGCACGGCATCATCACTGTTAGATTCTGTAGCAGTCTTTTTGGCCGCTGAACCCTTTTCAATTAAGCGCGCACCCATCTCTTTCATCTGTTCCCATTTATCCTTCATAGCTTCGCGAGCTAAAGTGTTTGGATCTGCTTGTACAATCCCCAAATCACCGTTTTCAGGTAAAGGTAACAGGACTTTTGCACCGATATAAATTCCACGCTTTTTGGCCTCGTCGTACCAAGCCCAATTGACTCCCTTTGCATAAAACTGTGGTTGGCCCATATAAAAAACGGACTCTTGAAAGTCCGCACTATCTCTATAATGAGCTAAATTAAGATTAGCCAATGGGAGCAATGGGGGCTTCTTAATCTCTTCAGAGTTATCAATAGCTCCTACAAAGGTGAAAGGAATATATGACCAGGTATCACCGTTATAATCAGTTGGAAATTTCTTTTCACCTTCCACCCATATGCCCTTATCGTCTTTGATATAGACCTGTACGGAATAGGCGTAAACTCCTTCACTATTAGGCTCTAACCTTAAGACACGATACTGCTCCACTTCCGTTTTACTAAAGCCATCACCGCCTCTCTCAGAAGTAAATTCACGGATGACTACTAAACAAAGCTTTTTCTGGTTATCAATCATCATTGAATCCCAATTGATCACATCAATGGCATTCAATAAGTGAATCATCGGGTAGGCTTTTTGCTGTTTAAACTCCGCAAGATTTCGAGCCGGTGTAACTGCAGGATAGTCAACATATAAAGCGCATCGGTAATGCTTTAATAAGTGTCGAATACCCGTTTGTGCCAATTGATAAGCACTCAAGCCAGCGCCATTAGCATTGCGTTCTAAGTGAGCTAGTTCTGGAGGAAACTTAAAACTAGGATCTGTTGCAAAAGCTGCACCGACTAAGCTATTAGATGTTGTACCAGTAACTTCATAAAAAACTGCTCGCATTAAGTAGGCTAGATAAGCACTCTTATTTGCTTGGGTCTTATCATGAGCATTGGGTTTCGGCAGATACTTTTCTCCTTTAGCTTTTACAGCATCCTCGCCTTCACACACATCATCTAGCTTCTGCCAATATGGCAAGTTTTTAACATATTCAGGATGTTTAAAAGTTACGTCACTCATCGAGCAAATCCCATATCAGCAAAGAAGGCCTCAAAACCTCCATTCAATTCATTAAATGCATCAGAACCAGCATCAACTTGGTCGTCATGCGTTCCATTTGGAAAATTGCGAAGCTCTTCAATAAAGTCTTTATTCCAATCCCCTCTAAGCATTCTGACGTTACCCACGTTAACTTGTGCCGCAAAAGGTTGTGCACGTGTGAGTTTGTCTCCCGAAACTGGTTTGGCTTTGACGTCATATCCTGCAAGAAGTTTTACGAATGCACTGGCTTGTGATTTACCAGCTTGACCAGGATCTTGAGGAATCCTTACCGTTACGCCCATCCCATCTAACTCTGTAACTTGTTTTAAGCGCTTATTGACATTGTCTGGACCAAGTTGCCCTTTGGTTACATCAACGATATAGGTAAAGCCATCTGCGCCAAGAGCTTCTCTAACACCTGCTGTAAAGTCGCCTTCATTCTCAGTAGCGCCAAAGTCCCAAGCCCTTACTTGCTTCACTACATCAGCAGGTAAAGCATCAACAATTTGAATATTGTCAGGCTTAAAAAAACCGCCTGCTGGCGGTGATGGCATTTGACGATATTGCCCGGCAAAAACATACGGCGCAGCTTGCTCCATTTGCTTCAACTTTTGGATATTGTGTTTTGCTGGCCACAGTGCGGATCCGTCTTCCTGAATAGCAGAAAGACATAGATGCTCCCAAACCTCACCATTACCACCAGCTACAGGAACACCGTCTTTTCTATCGCCTAACAACCAACCAGCCAAATCATCTTCATGTAGACGCTGCATAATGACAATAATTGGTGTTTCCGGTGAGTTAGTACGAGACTCGAGAGTATTTTGGAACCAGTCAATTACACCTTCACGGATAGTTTTTGATTTGGCTTCATCGGCCTTATGCGGGTCATCAATGATGATGCAACCACCAAAGCCTTCACGCATTTTGCCTGCACCAAAACCTGTAATGGTACCGCCAGTACCAGTCGCATAGCAGACTCCACCTGCATCTGTGCGCCAGAAATCCTTAGCTTTACTATCCTCACGTAATTTAAGATCAGGAAAGACCTTTTTATAAGCCTTTTCTTGAACCATATTACGAGTCTGAAATGCATTATTTGCGGCAAGCATTGCCGAGTAACTGATATGAATAAACTCACAGTCTGGATTCTTACCAAAACACCATGCCATAAAATTAATTACAGCAATTTCAGTTTTAGAATATCGTGGTGGAACGTTAATAATTAACCGCTTTATCTCTCCGCGATAAACTTTCATTAAAGCTTCGCAGATTTCTAAGTGGTGCCAATTTTGCATCCATTTATAACCACGGCGCTCCTTAAACATGTACCTTGTGAAGAAATATAAATCTTCTTGCGCCTCGATCCGGATGGCTTTATCCCGAGCCGCATCAGTACTCATCTAAGACTTCCCTCCGCGCTTTTAAGTAATCTTCCATTGGAACTGGAATTTCAGAATTAACTGTTTGGACTGGTCCGCCGTCTTTGCCTGTAATTTCTTGGCGATTAGTAAATTGACCACCAATGTCTTTAGCGGCTTTCTCAAGAATTTTTAAGGCTGTTTTGACGTTTCTAGTCTTCTCAAGTTGTCTTTGGTATTGCTTCAATCGGTAGTACTTATTAGCAATTGGAATATCAATTAAGCCTTTATCAAACTCATCTCTGGTTTTTTCAAATAGTTCGACATACTTTTTGCTTAAGTTCTTACCAGCAACCTTTGTAGGGTCATAAGTTGCAACTTGAACACGATCTATATCAACGCCAAACTCTTGTTTTACGAGTTCAGCCACTTCTTGAGGTGTATCACGACAAGCAAGAGACTGAACTATAAAGATTTTCACAGGCTCTTTTAGTGTCGCCATAACTTCCTCATCGTATAACTACGTATAACAAAATGGGCAAAAAAAAGAGCCATTTGGCTCAATTGATTACACAGTTTCCGCAGCATTTTGAAATATCAAGATTCGAAACAAACGGCGGATTTTTTGCGACTTCAATAAGTCGCTTAACATTTTTGCTTGGTCCATAACGTTTAATTACGCCAATAAACTCTTCAACGTCATGACCTGCAAGATAGTGCTTAGGAAGACCAGAACTATCGCTATAAACAATTTCTCCGTCCTCGTCTCTCATCACTCCAATGTGGTAAAGCTCATGTTCAAGCAAGTAACAGAACTCTGTATCATTTGCACGCTCACAAAAAGATGCATCAACAGTTATTAAGTAAGTTGGCACAAAGCCGAACCAGTCTCGCATCTGTTGCTCTTGCCTGGCCTTACGCCATCCACCAACATTGAACATGACTTTTTCGCACTGGCCTAACACCATAGCTTGCTTGCTTTTATATGCAGAAGAGGCCCAAGCAAATGCTAAAAATTCTTCATTATCGTGAAGCAGCTCAGCTATGTGATCATGATCGGGGTTATAAAGAGGTCCACCAATAGTTAAGTAATTAGCAACAACCCATTTTTTTAGATCTGGTGCTGGTGTTAGTCTTATTGCTTCTTCTTCATCTGCTTGATCAATAAAATCAGTCGGTGGAAATGGTCTGATCTGCTCCATCTTCAATTCTCGCTAATTCGTCTTTTATCCAGTTAATGACATATCCCGACAAAACAGAGTCTGGATGAAAGCGCTCTATTTTGTAACCCATCTCTTCAGCATGATCATATCGATCAAGACTCCATGCTTTATTTGACAGTTTTCCACTACGCCCACCAGACCAGGAACCGCCCTCAATTTCAATGAGCAAACGCAATTTCACAATATGAAAGTCAAAGCGCCAGTGTTTGGTATGGATCGGCTGAAACTTCTGTTCAAATCCAATCGACAAATCCTCAAGCTCTTCCTTAAGTGTTGCCTCAGCCTCGAGATATTTTTGTGTAGGCTTTGGCAGTGGCCGGCTTTTAGGTTTAGTTTTAGGTTCTTTTTTCCGAGTAAGCCAAAAGTATTCTGTAGAATCCATTATTCTTACCCATAAAAAAACCGCCCTAAGGCGGTGGCTAAAAATAGAGACAACTAACTATTATTTCTTAAAAGTTGCCTTATAAAGCTTTGAATTAAAGTAATCCGTAATTTCTTTACCTTCGGTTTGAATTTTTTCCTCATTTAAAGGTAAAAAATCTAATTCATATTTCAAGCTCATATACTCTGGAATAAATTTCTTTATAGGCGGAGGTGGTTTAGGTCCACCTTCTGTAATTTTTTCGATAAATCCAGCTAACCATAAAATATACTCACCTTCTGAATTATGAGGAGGAATCAAACTCACATCTATTTTTACTTTACATTCATCTAATTGTTTACTAAACAATTCAACAAAATCAATAAAATTATATTTTAATTTAAATTCTGTTCCCTCAATTTCTCTGCGTATACATGTCATAAGTAAGTTCATATTTTCAATACAGTCATGTGAAAACAATTCCTCATCTTTAATTTTGTTATAAATATTTTCCGCAAACATGAGATACTGTGGCATTTCGGCAGCTCCTCATTTTTATAAAGTATTTTTCTTAAGGTAGTCCTATTATAACAATGTTGCAACAAGAAATTTTCCATTTTTAGTTTAAGGAAATTTTAAAAATTATAAAAACGATTATATTCAATAAATTAGTACGAATAAAAGCTAGGGAAGTTTGATTTTTCTATTGAGCTTTAAAATGGATTATTGTGTTTAAATTATCAATTTAAAAAGCTTGCCTAGTAGGCAAGCTCCCCCTTTTTTGATATTTGCGCTGATCAATAAGGTTTAGTGTTACTTAAAGCAACACACTGATAATACAGAAATATTTAAAAATAAAAAAGCCCACTTCCTATTTTTATTCAGAAATGGACTTAGCGAAAAAAAACGCTTAAACCTGAAATAGGAAATATCTATTCGGAAATATCTCCAACTTCATATTGGCATAATATTTAAGCACTAGCAATAAGGATTGAATTAAAAATATCAAATATTCATATTTAAATAGATAAAGATTTCTTTTTTTAAATGGTTTTATTTTTAGCCTACATAATTTTTTTACTTATCAAGACTTATAAAGAATATGTGCCCATCAATAGGTAATACTTAATAAGGTCTTATGTGCAGTAACCATTAGGCTCTAGAGAGTAAGAACTCAAACTGACTAAAAATAAAATAATTAATTTTCAATATCAATGATCATATACTGCAAAGTTATGTATATTCCAACTTCTCCATTGTTGAGTGCCTCATATAAGTCTTCATCAACGAAATCTCCAGATTCATCATATAGCCATTTATGAATTTGAATAATTTGTATATTCCCTTTTTTGTCTATTCTTGCTATTGGGTCTATTACGGACCGAACTATCACCTTCTTCTTCGTCTTAACATCGAGCAATGTGATAATTGTCATTTTAAAATCCTTATAAATATCCTGTATAACAACTACGCTCAATCAATAAAGATTTTTATATTTAAATTACTTAAATAGCAATCTTTTCAATCTAAAAAATAAATAAAAAACACTTTAATAGTATGTGCCTATTAGAAAAGATACCTTAAATATTCTACTAGCAATAAAAAACCGCTTTAAGGGCGGTTCATCTAAAATTCACAGGTAATTAATGAAGATTTTTTTCTGTCTTTGTATCTTTCTGGGCTCACAAATTTTTCCAATAAAGTTAGTTAACCACAAAATACTTTCTTCACGATCTTCAAAATGAGGTATAAGGCTTAAATCTACTTTTATTTTGCGATCAGCTAAAGGCAAACTTAAACAATATTCAAAGTCTATTGAGCTGTACTTCAATTTGAGTTTTTTTTCTGCAGCTTGATTCTTTATCTCAGCCATAATGCGATTTAGATTAACAATCAAATTATTTGAAATTTTATTATTTTCATATACCCGTTCGTAAACTGTCTCAGCTACATCAATGTAATTTATTAGCTCTACATTCTTATTCACGACATTTGTACTCCGTTTTTTATAATTATCCGTCTAAAATAATGTTTATTTGATTTACTAAATCCTTCGCCTAGGTAAAGATTGTTTAAATTCTGTCACCCTGATTTTAAGTAAATATTTGAATTTATTATGCAATTACTGAGTTTTATAATATTTATATACATCTTTGTTCTTAACACCCCTTTTTTTCTATCACTTGCCCATTGAGTTCACCATCAACACAAATAAACATTGTACTAATCCATAAAATTATGGAGATCAGCTTAACACAAAAAGAAAAAGCCCCTACTAATCAATAGTGAGGCTTTGCCGTATTTCCCGGCTAGCACATTTAAAAATCGATAGCTAAAAAAAAGCCAACTTGTTAGAGTCAGCTTAATTCAATCGTTTGAGAATCATGCTTGCATAGTTATTGTCCGTTGCAATCTTCTATCATTTTTATTTTTATAAATATAATTTAAACCAGCCATGTGACATTTTGATTAAATTTCACTCAACACTTTTTTTGTTAAATAAGTCACATTTAATCTTATTAATGCACTAACCATTACAACCTATAAACACAATGTGTATCAATTACTTCTGCTTGATTTTGTAAATTACAGTATCCTTAGTTTACCTAAGTGCCAAAATCAATACCCCAATGGAACACCAAACACTTTTAGACGAATTAAATTCGCAGATTGAATATTACTCAAAAAGAACTGACTGCCCACCAACTAGAATTCGTATTGGGTATAAAACCTATTACAAATTAATGCAGAATCCTAAATTTGCCGATGAAGTATCAAACTCCGCTTTAGATCCAAACAAACGCAAATACAAAAAATTAAAAATAAAAGTTACTAAGGATGACAATCAACTTGAACTTGAATGATTTCTCATAAAAAAAGCCTACTCTTTCAAGTAGGCTTTCCCCTTATGACTTTTGCGCTGATCATTAAGGTTTATTGTTGTTTAAAGCAACACTCAGATCTTACAGAAATACTTAACAATAAAATACCCCCGCCAATAAACGATATTCAGCGGGGCCTTTTGCGCCGTAATACGTCCGGCAAACGATAAAACTAGTTTTTAGGTGCTCTCAGAATACTTAACACCTTTGCAGACATATCATGTAAATCCGACCCAATTGGTAGCCAGAAATGATAGTTAATGTTGTCGCGGTTAAAAACTTGCTTGTAGTACTCAGTTTTAAAAGATGGGTCGATTTCAGAAGCTTTTAACAATCGCCCTTCTTTTTCTATCTTTTGCCCATCAAGTTCACCACCAACACAGATATTCATTTTATTAACCAGTTTATAATCAGACTGGACTATATAGCAAAAAATAAAAAAAGTCCGTACCTTGGGGAAAGTACGGACTAAGCTTTTCAACTGAAAAACACTATAATGGAAATAGACATCATATAGTAAGTTTAATATACGATAAATTTCATGTTTTCTCAAATCCTAATTAAAAGCCCACCATTTGGCGAGCTTTTAAAACAATTTGGTGCAACGCTTATAACTTTGTCCCACCATATCACAAATCTAAACCAAGTGTGCTGCACTGTCAAGATTGCATTACCTCTATTTTACCATCCAAATAAGCCAAACCTTTATCAATCTCAGCACGTACTTTTGCTTTACTACATCTATGTACATTGGCAATTGTTAAATATGACCAATTATTTTCATAATAAAGTATTAAAAACCAAGCTCTTTCTTGTAGAAATTCTCTATTATCGTTATGCATTTTAGCCAAGAGCTTACTTACTTCAACTGCCTCATAATCTTCAATTTCGCATGGCATAGAGACCTTACTTGATCTAATTCTAGTTGTGTCATTTTGGTCAATTAAACATGCTAAAGGATTAGCAGAAACTTTAGATTTTGTTGATCTTACCCATAGACCATATTGTTCCAACCATTGATGAGCAGAACGTTTAGACCAGTCCATTGTCTTGTTATTAACTTTTGCATTCATGTTTAAACTTCCCTCACATCAATATTGTGAACTGTTTTCATCAGGTGTTTTTTATTTCGGTAACTCGGTAGCTTACGTGTAGCTATAGACTTCACATCTTCAACAACGTATTCACCTGCTGTCGTGAAATAAGTGAAATCGGCAAAATATCTAAGTGCTGGTTTAGCTCGTTTCTCCCCTTCTAATTTTGTCTT